TGTTGAAGAGCTAGACCCAAGGTTTGACTACGCCAAGGCGGCGTTAGATAAGCTGAAGAACATGAAAGGTGAGAAGCTCTGTGAGTATAAGATGGGGCTTACTGAGAACCTTGAACCCTGCGGATTCTTTGATGACAACGTATGGTTTAGGGGTGTTTCCGACCTTACGATATTAGATAGAGAAGCCGGTGTAGCTAAGATATTCGACTACAAAACCGGTAAGTCTGCGAAGTATGCGGACAAGGGACAGCTTGAGTTGATGGCGTTAGCTACATTCAAGCACTTTCCTGAAATAAAAGTAGTAAAGAGCGGGCTGCTTTTCGTGGTGTGTAACGCGTTTATCAAAGAGACGTACACCATCGAGAACGAACCTGATCTGTGGAAGAAGTGGCTTGGTGAATACGCTAAGCTAGAGAAAGCGTTTGAGGTAGATACTTGGAACGCAAGACCAACAGGGCTTTGCCGCGCATGGTGCGTGGTACTGGAGTGCCCACATAACGGTAAGAGGTGACACTATGCCGTACAAAAACCCGAAGGACAGACCGAAGCAAAAGTACCACCCCAAAGGCACTCCTGAGTTTGAAGCTCGTATGGAACGCCAACGTGCTCGCCGTAAAATGGATAAAGAAGGTGAGGACGAGAACAAAAACGGCAAAGCCGACAAGCGTGAAGGCAAAGACGTTAGTCATAAAAAAGCACTTAGCAAAGGTGGCAGCAACAAAGACGGTGTAACAGTAGAAAACCGTAGCAAGAACCGCGCTAGAAACTACAAAAAGAAAACTAAAAAATAACTATAGGTGGAGATGATGAACCCAGAAATTTTACTAAGAGAGAAACTAGAACTGCGAAAAAAAGAATGGTTATCATGGCACAACAAAAACCCCAGTATATGGATAGCCTTCGAGCGCTTTGCATTAGAAGCCGCAGAAGCTAACCGTACTAGGTATTCTCATTGGGCGGTGATGAACCGAGTCAGGTGGCACACAGATATAGAAACCACTGGTAAAGAGTTTAAAATATCAAACGACCACATTGCGTTTTATGCTAGAGCGTTTTGCGCTAAATATCCGCAATATAGAAACTTTTTTAAGTTAAAAGCCCTTAAAGAAGAGCAGCAACTTCGCAGACTAAGAGCCACAGGCGAGATATAATAGATGCAAATAATAGATAACAGAGGCTTGCTTCTGCGGCTTCGTAATCCCGCAAAAATCACAACGGCTATACCAACAAGCAAGGCAGTGAGTAAGAACGAGGTGCTCGTTAAGTGGGGGGTGGACGAAGCCCGAGTGCTTAGGAACTTAAACGTAAAGGACGTACCCTCACCTATTCTGGGTATGTACGACTGGCCCGGACGTTACACACCGTTCGAACACCAAAAGACAACCGCTTCCTTCCTTACTATGAACCCACGAGCCTTCTGCTTTAACGAGCAGGGCACAGGTAAAACAGCTTCTGCTATATGGGCGGCTGACTTCCTGATGAAGCAAGGCAAGATAAAGCGCGCTCTAATTATATGCCCCCTGTCTATTATGGACTCAGCGTGGCGAACAGACCTGTTTAGTTTTGCCATGCACCGTACTGTAGACATAGCGCACGGCGCTAAGAAGAAACGCCAAGAAATTATCAAAAGTGATACCGAGTTCGTCATCATTAACTACGACGGTGTAGAGATAGTAAAAGATGATATAGCTAACGGTGGCTTCGATTTGATTGTTGTGGACGAGGCAACCCATTACAAGAACGCGCAATCTAAGCGGTGGAAAGTACTAGCTAGCATAATGAATGGTAACACTTGGCTGTGGATGATGACGGGTACACCTGCCGCACAGTCACCAGTTGACGCATACGGACTAGCCAAACTAGTTAACCCTAAAGAAGTGCCTAGGTTTTTTGGAGCGTTCCGCGAGTTGGTAATGCACAAAGTTACGCAGTTTAAGTGGGCACCGAAACCCAACGCTACCGAGATAGTCTATAACTGTTTACAACCTGCAATACGTTTCACCAAAGAACAGTGCCTCGACCTGCCTGAGATGACTTATGTTAAACGGGAGGTGGAGCTGACCGCACAGCAGAAGAAGTACTACGAGATACTACGCAAGCAAATGATGACCACTGCGGGTGGCGAACAAATAACTGCGGCTAACGCTGCGGTAAACATGAACAAGTTATTACAGATTTCATGTGGTGCGGTCTATAGCGATACTGGAGAGACAGTAGAGTTCGACGTTAAGAACCGATACAAAGTACTGCGTGAGGTTATCGACGAGTCTAGCCAGAAGGTACTTATCTTCGTACCGTTTAAGCATGTTATTGGAATACTTAGAGAAAAGTTAGACAAAGAAGGTATTACTACTGATGTGATAAACGGAGATGTAAGTGCTAATAAGCGCACCGCCATCTTCAAACAGTTCCAAGAAACCGACGACCCCCGAGTACTTATCATACAACCGCAAGCTGCTGCGCATGGCGTGACTCTTACTGCGGCGAATACAATCGTATGGTGGGGGCCTACATCTTCGCTTGAGACTTACGCACAGGCTAACGCCCGCGTACACCGCTCAGGACAGAAGCATCCTTGTACCGTAGTTCAGTTGCAAGGTTCCGCCGTTGAAAAGCGCATTTATAAAATGCTAGACGACCGAATCAACATCCATACAAAGATGATTGATTTGTACCAAGATATACTTGAACTGTAGTTCAAACTAAATTACACTCAATAAAACAAAACAAAAGTAGGAGATGATGACATGACAGACGGTGTTGTGACGGACCTCGACCGCCTCGTTTCTGTATACGTAAAGATTCGAGACAAGAAAAACGAGCTAGCTGCTACGTTTGCTGAACAAGAGAAAGAATTGGACGGCAAGCTAGACAAGATAAAGCAAGCTCTATTAGAACATTGCAAGGCTACTGGAACTGAGTCTGTGAAGACCGCTTCTGGTACGTTCTGGCGCACCCAGAAGAAAAGGTTCTGGACAAGTGACTGGGATGCAATGAATCGGTTTATCGTGGAAAACGAAGCGGTAGACCTTTTAGAGAAACGAATTCACCAAGGCAACATGAAGCAGTTTCTCGAAGAAAACCCCGAAGTATTACCGCCGGGGTTAAACGCAGACAGTGAGTATTCTATTACTGTACGGAGGAAAAAATGAAAGTATCAGAAAGTTACGTCCCTGTAGAGGACGTTGCTGAGCATCTCTCTGTAAAGGTAAGCACGGTTAGGCAGTGGGTAAGTAAGGGCTTTATACCAAAAAGTACTTATATAAAAGTGGGTTACACATACCGCTTTAACCTTCCTGCCGTTATCGAAGCGCTGAAACAGGAAGAGCCAGTAAGTGAAGAAGAACAAAAAGGTCAAATTACAGAACGACTAGAACTAGACTTTAACGAGGAGATAGACCTATGAGCGAATTAGCTTTGTTTGACAATATGCCACAGGAATACAAGGACTTACTGGCACAGCTAGAGCCTGATAAGAACGCTTCCGGTGGTGGTGCAAAGGGTGGTACTAACCGTCTTAGTATTCGTGGCGGCGTATTCCGAAAAGTAGTAAACGGACAGGAAGTGGGCGAGCTTGATGGGCGCTCTATTAACGTAGTGATTGTTAAAACTTCGCCTGTGTCGCGCATGTACTACGAAGGGCAGTATGTAGCAGGACAGGCTACCGCGCCTTCTTGTTGGTCTGCGGATTCTAGTAGTGGTAAACCTGCGGCTGAAGTACCAAGCGACTCGCGTCAATCTACTGCATGTTTCGATTGCCCACAGAACGTAAAGGGTTCAGGTCAAGGACAATCACGTGCATGCCGCTTCCAACAACGTGTTGCTATAATGCTAACTGATGCGGAAGGTAGACTGCGCTCTAATGCTGTATACCAACTGTCTCTACCTGCTACTAGTGTGTTCGGGGATGACAAGAAGAAGATGGGCTTACAGACTTACGCCCGTTTGATCGACGCCCAGAACGCTCCGCTAGCATCTCTTATCACTGAGCTGCGTTTCGACACTGACAGTTCTACACCTAAGCTGCTTTTCAAGCCGGTAAGAATACTGGATAGAGATGAGTTAAGCATGGCGTTAGAGGCTCAGAAGGACGAGGCTACGCTAAAGTTAGTTACGCTATCTATAAAACCCAAACAAGAGACTAGCGTTCCACAACTAACTAATGATAAAGTTCCAAGCCCTGCCCCAGAAAAGCCATCGTTATTTGCGGAAGCGGACGATGACGACGAGGAAGAGGTAGAAGAACCTAAAGTTAAGGTGTCTAAGAAGAAAAAAGACGCACCGGCACCTGACGTTGATTTAGCTTCTTTGCTAGATGAATTCGATGACTAAAACAAGCGGGTGCCTTCGGGCACCCGTCACTCTCTAAGATGCGGACTAGATGATGAACACCAAAGAGTTTTTAACTACGGTGTTGAGTGATGAAGGGTACTACTGCGTAGCAGGCATAAAGAACGGTAAGATTAAAACAAAATTCTATACGTCTTTAGATGCTGCTATAGAAACTGCAAACAACTTTGACTTGGAAAAGCACGATGCGTACTTTGCATTGGGTTCCTTTGTCGACGGTACTAATCGCAAAGCCGAGAACGTACGTGACCTCAAGGCATTATTCCTTGATTTAGATTGCGGTGAAGGTAAGCCCTACAAAACCCAACAAGAAGCGCTACTTGCGCTAAAAGATTGGTATAAGAAATACGATATTCCTCGCCCTACGGTAGTTAATTCGGGGCGCGGACTGCACGCATACTGGTCACTTGATCGGGCATACACCCGCGAAGAGTGGTTGCCGGTTGCTACTAACCTTAAGGCAACATGCCTACAGGACGGGCTAGAGATAGACCCCGCTGTAACGTCGGACGCTGCGCGAATACTGCGCATACCGAACACCCATAACTTCAAAGACGAGCCTCCAACAGAAGTTCGTATTGTTAGCCCTGCTAAGGGGCCGGTGGTTTTGGCTGAGTTTGCTGCCAAGCTACCTACAGACTTGATAACAGTTCTTTCCCCTAGAGAATATTCTAGTGCGGATAAGTCCGACATGGACAACGCAAAGGGTAACGAGAGCAAGTACACATACAAGTTTGCTAACATCCTGCTGAAGACTGCACAAGGTAGTGGCTGCGCTCACATCGACAAGGCCATACGTAAACCGGACGAGCTTAGTTACCCAGAGTGGACGCACGCCCTTTCCATTGCCAAGCGTTGTGATACGGATGGTGTGGTTGGCGGCTTACCTGCGATTCATTTAATATCAAAGGGTTACAGTGAGTACAGTGCTGACGAAACGGAAAAGATAGCAGCGTCTATTGAGTTTCCACATCTATGCACCACGTTTAACAATGATTGCCCCGGCCTATGCGATGGGTGCCCAAACAACGGTAAGATTAAAAGCCCCATTACGCTGTGCCGAGAACTCAAGCTAGCCGAGAGTGACGAAGTAGAGGTGCAGGGCTACGCTGAAGTAAACGAGGATTTCTATGACGAGAGGGCTGATGAGGCTCCCGTTGAATCCCCCGATGCCGAAAGCGTTGAGGTACAGGACACTAAACCCAAAAAAGAATCTGTACTAGAAAAGATAAAGATACCTACCTACCCAGATAAGTATGTGCGACCGGAAGGTGGTGGGGGAGCTAAGGTAATGCACGACAAAGAAGGTAACCGCGAAGAGGTTATAATCTGTCCCGACAATCTGTATGTAAAGAAACGCATGGCAGATATAGAGGGGCCGTGCTACGAGATAGCCCACACGAGTAAGTATGAAGGAGAGCGTACGTTTGTTGCTTCTCAGAAAGAACTTATGTCTGCTGAGTCGTTCAGGGCTAAATTAAATTCTAACGATGTATTAGTACTACCTAGTAGTCAAAAGGACCTTATGGAATACATAGCCTCTTGGATAATTAAACTCAAAGAATCAGGGCCGCCGATTCAAGTTAAGTCGCAGTTTGGATGGACAGAGAACTGTAAGTCGTTTGTTCTAGGCGACAAAGAGATATTCGGTAATCGCATAGAGCATAACCCCGCAGGATCGCGCACAGCGCAGTACATACACATGTTCGACAAGAAGGGCACCCTAGAAGAGTGGAAGAACCTCGCTAGGTTTTATAACAAGCCGGGGTTCGAGCAGCATCAGTATATGTTCGGGCTGTCTTTTGGCTCTCCGCTTATGGAGTTCGTGTCCGGCATATCTGGGTGTATCTATAACCTTAACAGTCCAGAAACAGGTATAGGTAAAACCACAGGTATGTGGGGTGGTGCGTCGGTATGGGGTAACCACAAGAAGTTAGTCATAGTAGGTAAGGACACACCCAACTCGGCTTGGAACCGCGCAGAAGTAGGTAAGAACCTGCCTTTGTATATTGACGAGGTGTCTAACTACAAGCCTGAACCTGCTAGTGATTTCTGTTACGCCATCAGTGACGGGGTGCAGAAGAACAGGATGAGCAACAAAGGCGAGAACGCCGAGCGATTCAGGGGGGAGCCTTGGTCTCTAAACTGTGGCACTACGGGCAACAGCAGCCTCACTGACATTGCAGGGCAGTACCGCTCGTCACCCAAAGGGGAATCAGGACGTGTGGTGGCCGCTACCGCTACTAGACTACTGCACGGTCCTAAAGACACTCTGGAAGCTAACGATCTCAATGACCAATTAGCCGAAAACTATGGGCATGCAGGGCCGCTGTATATACAGCACGTTATCAAGAATAAGGTGGCAGTAAAGGAGCTATTAGCAGACACCCGCACTAAGTTAATTAAAGTGCTAAACGCTGAGCCGCAGGAACGTTTTTGGATTGCGCAAGCTGCCACTGTGCATACAGGCTGTACCATAGCAAAAGAACTTGGGTTAATAGATTGGGATTTGGACAGGCTATGGAAGTGGATACTCAAGACGATCAAAGCTCAGAGGGCTAACCTCAAGGGTATGGACATGGACATAGAGGACTTAATCTCACAGTTCTATATGGATAACGCCCGCTCAATCCTACGCATAAACAGCACTGCCACTAATACTGACCCAGAGTTGCAGAACATAATACCGATAAACATGCAGGATATGCCTAACTATA